GGCGACCGTCGCTGATTCTTTTCACAAAGGATCACCATCACCTTGATGACTGCCTTGTCATCGATGTGCTTGGCCTGGAATGCCTTCTTCACGGCCTCCCCTTCCCAAAGCAGCGAAGTCCAGCCGCCGTCAAATACTGATTCAGTGTTGCCTGGCCTATATAACCATTATACATGTGCCACCACCGCTTGCCGTCGTAGTACAGTGGTTGACCGCACGTGGCGCAGCGCTTCACGTTCCCTCCTCTATGTCAATGGTGAAGATGAATGATCCGCGAGGCTCGCCGACGATCCTGTAGGCTATGCCGACCTTCTCCACGCCACAGTACTTGCAGATGCCTCGCACCTCGAGTGGCGGTCCCTCCAGCTCCATCACCTGGCACTCGTACTGCTTGCCTTCCGCGCGCATGGCGTCGCAGCACAGCCATACCGGGTCGATATCTTCCAGGCGCTTGCCTCGGGCTCTCACTTCTCCTCCTCCTTCCTTGGTACCGTGATGGCCACCTGATGGCTGACCTGGGTGCCACACGACGCATTGTGGATAAGCTGCGCGATGCCGAACAGTGCGAACAGAATCGCCACGAGCAAGTCGTCCAGCCAAACGCGGCCCATCGATTCCTCGACAATGCCGCCGACCATCAAGAACACCGACGTAAAGAACAAGATGTCCGCTCTTCTCATACCGCCTCCTTCTCGTGGAGCGCCACGTGCGCCTCGGCCACGGCTTCCAGCAGGTTCATCCAATCCAGGTTGGAGAATCCCATCTTGCCGTTGGCCGACATCACCACGCTGTCCTTTCGCACAACCAGCAGCACCTGCGCGTACAACCCAGCAGCGCCGCTAAGCGTCTTGCGAATCTCGACGCGCGGATCGTCCCCGCTCTTCACGCGCTTGGCCTTCCACTTCAGCTTGTCGGCCTCGGACATATTCGGCACGTAGGTTCCGGCTATATTGGTGTCGGACTGATACTCCTCGGCGTGCTCGGTCGTGGGCCGCAGCTTCTTGGGCTTCTCGAACGAGAGTATGGCGCCATGCTCCCGGGCCTTCTGAATCAACTTTGCTTCTACCTTTTGCACTTGCTGTGCACTCCACTCTGCCATGTGGTGCCTCGCGCCCTGCTCCATCACAACCTCAACCTCGCCGGAGTTGCCGGCACGCTCTCCGCCCTTATCTCGCTGTCGGGCTTGCACTCGCCGCTGTCCTCGACGTCCTGCATGTACTGCCAGATCTGCGCGCCAGCCGGGCAAGGTCCTCGACGTTCATACCGCCTCCAGAATACAGACAAAGAACCGGTCGGCCCAGCTGCCGCCGAGCTTCGTAGCCGCAATCTTCATCGCCTTGGCCGCTCGTAGCGCGACGGCGCGTGTGGGGTAGCCGTCCTGCACAATACGATACTCTTCGCCCTCGGCGTGGCAGCGAAGTATTGCGTAGGTCTGCTTCATCACTCTATGTCCTCCGTGGGCCGTACGAGGCTGGCCGGTGGCGCATCAATCAGATCCTCCAGGGTCAGGAACTCCGGCTGCTCCGTCATGGCCTGCTCCAACGACTTCGGCGCTGTAGAGTCCTCGACCAGCATGACTTCGTCCTGAATCCCGGCGACTGGTGGGTCGACGAACAAGCCCTCGGGCCTGGTCTCAATGATGTCCGCGATCTTGGAGAAGGGCACTTCCGGCGACTGATCGTTCGTGTACGTCAGCAGCACGCGCGAACGGTCCAGACCCACTACGCACCCCATATCCGCGACCGGGTTCGTCAGTGGCACCGTGAAGGCACCGTTGTCGTCGCGCAGCCCCAACCAATCCATTACCTCGGGCTGATCCTCCAGCGCGCCGCCCTTCAGAAAGTCGGCACCGTCGATACTGACGCGGTGGACAGTCACGCCGTGCTTCTCGGCCACGACGCACGCCACGCCAAGGCAGCAATACCTGTCGCCCTCCATCTGCAACGTGGACTTCGCCCACCCATACTCGCCGCTACGCAACGCGGCCACCCACAGCTTCTGCGGTTCTGTCAACTCAGTTGCCATGGTGCTCTCCTCTCGCCTCCTTCAGTTTCTTCAGTTCCTTCAGTTTCTTCAGTTTCTTCAGCAAAGCCTCGTAGTCCTCCCACCGCACGTACTCGCCGTGTTTGGAAGGGCGCATTTCTCCGGGCAGAAACGACAATCTATTGGGGTTCCAGCGCGTCGGCGTCTTCACTTGGCAACCTCCAGCACCAGCTTCCAGGCGCGCTTCTTGTGTCCCGAAGCGACCATGGAATGAAGCGTGTATGACAGACCATTCACCAGACAGTAATGCATGATGAATGGCAGGATCGCCGCATCTCCGCTCTTCGGCCCGGTCTCACCGGCACGCACGAATGCCAATATCGCAGCCGTAATGGCGCGCTCGCTGGGCGTCAACCTGCCCTTGCCGAACACGGCCTGCACGTCGAGCGCGCGCACGCCGCGTCCGAGGCCATACGGCACAGAAAACAGCTGCTGACTGGTGCTGTCCGGGCTCTTGCCGTATTTTGCAACGATGGTGTCCACGACCTGGTCGTGCTTCTTCTTAGAGACCTTCTTGCCATTCAGGCGATACTCGTGCAACGGCGTCATTTCTGTCATCTCTTCACCGCCCTCTTCCGCTGCGCCACGAACAACACGTCCGATCTCTCCACGATCAGCGCCGCGATCTTCTTGAACGGGTTGCGCTTCGACTCGTCGTTATACTCCGTCAAACTGTCGTAGTCGGAAAAGTCGCCTGTGTCGGTGCGCAGCCCCAGCCACTTCCGCACAGCGTGTTGGTCCTCCAGCGATGTGCCGTCGATGCGACCGTCAGTGCGCTTGACGTGAACGCCCTGCTGCTCGGCCACCACACACGCCACGCCAAGACAGCAATACTGCCTCTTGCCGTCGTCGGACTGTAGACTGTCCGTGGCCCATCTGTATTTCCCGCTAGTCAGCGCGTCCACCCACATCTGCTGTGGCGCGGTCAGTTCTCTTTTCTTAGCAGCCATTCTCTTGTACCTCTGTATTGATTATAACCCCTACCGATTTCCTGAGGAATTTCGTAAAATTACAGCGCGGGCCGAGCAACCCAGCCTCTAATTCAAGCGCGCCTTGGCCGTCGAGGACACGAACTTCTCACTCTTGCCGACTCGCTCAGATGGTGGAACGAACTCGTTACGACGTTCAAACGCGTAAGCCTTCGATATCTCTGCTGGTCCTGACCGTTTGTACTTGTCGACGTTGCGCACCGCGTAAACGACGTCACGGCTACCAGCTATCTGCACATGATTTGATCCGTTGGCACACTTGAACACACCAGCCGCATTCAACGCGCGCGCCATGCCGTTAGACTTAACCTTACCATCGCCTTTATCGTAAAAGGCCAACAATTCTTTTGTCGTGTACAGGTCGTACACCCGCTTAGGCCCGGCACCTAATTGCTTATCGGGATCAGCCTTCAAGCCGAACGCCCAATCCTCCACGTCGGACCGCCCACTAGCCATCATCTCGAGCTTGGCAGTGGTAACAGGAGCTTCGCCCTTGGGATTGAAAGCCGCTACTTCCTTCACCCAACTGTTACCTCTGCGCACGGCTCCAGGCGTGTCGGCCGAAACAACCAGTTCGTGTGCGTCAACGTTCACTTCGTACTTCAGATAATGGAACAGCCGCGCGGCCCCCCCTTCGTGGTCCAGCCATTGCATGTAATCGGTGTAGAACGACCCTGGAAGCCGCTCAATGTCGGCGTGTACGATGAAGTACCGCCGATCGTGATTCTCCAGGTACATGGCGTCTTCATGGTTACTGCTAAAGTAGTAATTGATGCAATCTGTTATGTCGTAGCTCTTGCGATTCTTGATGTTCAACCGAATGGTCGTACCGGTAATCATGCCCTTCAAGGTATTGGCTACACCACGCTTATCGCCCAACGAAATCTCATCGCCCACGATGAATTGCTTATTCTCTGCCCACTCGTTGAAATTGGCTGTCAAATGGGCGTTGTTGATCATGGTGTAATTCTTGCCGTAGATGGTCTTCATCGTCTCACCGATGCGCGACTTGCCGGTGCCGGTGGTACGGCCCCAAACCAATATGGCTGTGAATAACTTGGTGCCCGGGAACTGAATGGGGTACGCTAACCAACACTTCATCCATTGGCGTTGCTCATCTGTAAGGGTTTGGAATACGTGGTTGAATAGTGTCTCCCACGGTGCTATCGATACCAACTTCTTAGCCCCAGTGACTGAGTCACGTAGATGCTTGGATGGCTCAATAGCCCAGCGTTGCGGATACCACGTATTGTACGCGCCGCTATCAGTGACGATGCGATTACAGCTTGGGTCGTACGCAAACTCGCTGAACTCCGTGCGTTCTTCAATGGCCAGCCATTCCTTAGCCGCGAACTTACGCTGCATGCGTGCGTTCTCTGTCTCTGTATTATCAGTGTACGTGCGATTCTTGTACAATGATTCCGTGAACGCGGCTGGGGTGTATACATTACCAGTGAGAATTTCCACGATCTCGTTGGTTTTACGTACCAACCCTACCTCGCTGTTGAGCCGGTGCAGCTCTTTTCCCGGGCCGATGCTCTTACTGTTCACGACAAGCTCGCCGACTACTTCAACACCTGCCGTGAAGTCAGCAGCATCAACCGCCAATATCTGCGCGTCTGGTGTTAGCGTGCTCAGATTCTTAGCACTTCGCCCTCCGGTGGTCGCCTTCGAGAAGATTAGGTCGTCCAGACCCTGCTTCTTGGCTTCTTCGCCCTCCGGTAATTCCATCATATTAACCAGACCGCTACGCACTCCTAGTGTCCAGGCCAAGCGTGAAGCCGCCATACGCACCATTGGATTGGTCTTCGTGTCACTGTCAAACGCGATGTAGATATTGCGGTCGTGCCAATCAAACTTCTCCAGAATGGGTAGTAAATCAAATCCTTGCTTTGACGAGCGCCAGTTGTAGACGCCACCCAATCCTATAGTTGGGAAGCCCAGCTTACAGGCGCAAGCAGCTTTGAGCTCACCTTCGGTTATGACGATGGGTATCTTTGTATTCCTGGCCACTTCCTTCCAGGTCAGTGGCGCGCCATCCATATTCTTTAATATGGGCGAGAGATACACTCCGCACTGGGTGCCTTGTGGTTGGGTGTAGCGTCTTGGCTTCTCCGCTTCTTCGGTAACAGACTTCCAGCCTTTACTGGGCTTGCTCTGTAGCAAACGGAAACGATACACGCTCGTATCTACCTTGCCGTCCAGCGTGAAGTACGGTATCTTGAATCCGGCCAACCCGGCTGGATAGATGTCTAGTTCGTGGCCCTCTGGGTACGGATCAAACTGCAACGCCTTTACGTCGGCTGGAGACAGACAACTTGTTGCGGCCTTCTTTAGCATCAGTTCTCTTGCTTGGAGCAGCTTCACTCTGGCGAGCCCTTTCGTACAACTTGTTGATAGCTGGTAATAGCAGCGCATCCACAATACGACTTACGTTGATTGAAGGAGTCTTAACGCTACGCTTGTTGATGCGTATACGCTGGTTCATTTGCAGTAAGACGCGCTTCGTCAGAAAGCGGTCGAATTCACTGCACCGCGATAGATGTGTGTCGAACCCATTAAGAGTCGGCCAGCGTTTAATGCTCTTCATGTCAGCGCCTGGAGTTACTGGCGGCAGTAGTGTGTAAAGGTACTCGTAGTCTTGCGTAGACAGGAAATGCTTGTCTAGATCTACGGTACTTGGTGCTTGCAACAGACGGCTGAGTACTTCGCGCTCAGGCGGATCGGACAGTAGTCTGTCCAAAGCGGCTGACGTCTCAGGCGATAAAGTGAAGGCACGCATAACGCGTCGCGCCATATATTGGTCGTCCTCCGATTCCAATTAGTGTTAACGCAAGTATATATTTTATGTAGAAGCGTGACTAGGTTTTAAGGTCAAAGCGGCCGCAAGAGTAAACCGCTACAATTGGAAGTTAGCGGCTTTTTCGCTATGTAGTTGTTAAAGCTGGTGGTTAGGTCCCGCTAACAATTCCGCTACAATTCGCTCTCACTCCCTGCTATAGTACTTAGTTGGCATATATATATACTCACCCTATTCTACTTGGTTTAAATATAAGTAATAAATAGTTAGCAAGCCAGCGAGTGGCACATTCTGCGTGGGTTATCTACCACCATCAAAGTTAGCGGTCTACAGCGGAATGGAGAAATAGTTAGCCAGTGGCACATTCTGCGTTAGATATGATTCGTCGCAATTGTAGCGGTAGCAGACGGTCACTTTAGCTCCCCGCTACGTCGCTGGTTAGTTTAGAATTAGATCAACAACAAGGATAGAAGAGTGGGTAGGGTGGTTTGCTTAGAGAGTGGTCTAGATGGAGCCAGGGCGGCTCGATCTTAGATACCGTGACCGGGCGGTATACCCCGAGTCCTAACAGCCCGAGTTCATCCTGAGGCGTAGCTATCCCTTGAATTACTGCGTGCTATCGTTAGAAGAAGCTGGACGTATGGAACATTACGGTATCTGGCCAACGTGTAAGCATCATCGGCACATATCGAAACGTGACGCTGAGACGTTGATCAAAGCAGAGACGCATCGGCAAGTGGGCGGTATGAATACGGCGGTTGAATGCAGTACGTACATCGTATCGGTGAACGTCGGTTCGGTTTGGCAACCTGTGCCATGCTCTGATTGGAATGGCAAGCCTGTAAATGGTTTAAGAATTTGGGGACTTCCAAGAACTGTATAGTGCAGGAGTACGTATGAAGAATGAACAGCAAGGTCTCATATACTACTTTCATTGTACTGTAAATGGTAAGGGTTACGTAGGGCAGCATGAACGAGTAAATGAACTCGTTCGTTGGCGTGGGCACAAATGTGCTGCGTTTGTGAAGAAGATAAAGCATCCGCTGTATAATGCGATGCGTTTGTATGGGTGGGAAGCGTTTGAGAAATCAGTTGTTTGGCGTGGGCCTGTTTCGCTGTTGAATGAGAAAGAAGAATTTTACATCGCGAAGCTTGACACGTTCATCGACAATGGTCACGGCTACAATCTCACCACTGGTGGTTGTGGTGGAATGCAGTTTTCAAAGAGATCATTAAAACTTCTTTCTAAGAAACAGAAAGCTGTGTGGGCAGATCCAGACTACCGAGCAAAGAAAACCGTACTCTTCGCTAGTAAAGAGTTTCGTGACTCAGTAAGCGCAGCATGTAAAGAGCGGTTTAAGGATCCCGTAAAGAAAGCTGCGCATCTGGAAGAGGTGCGATCACCACGTAGACGTAGCTTAGTCAGTAAACAGTCTAAGTCTATGTGGGCCACAAAACGTGAACTCTTGATGTCCAAGTTTGAAAGCCCAGAGTTTGTTGCTAAGTGTTCCGAAGCTTCTAAACGTGGTTGGGCAGCACGTTCGGCAGAAGACAGAGCAGCTTTATCCGCAAAGATTTGGGAAACGCGTCGCGCAAATGCAGCTAAGAAATTGGCTGCGAAGTGATACGGTCCATTGTAGTGTGGGGTTCGGCGCTGGTGGTTGGGTGCACCGCGTGGTGGATGGCGGCATGGGCGGTTTGGTTAGCGATCGAGGTATGGCGATGGATTTGATAGAGAGCTTGAAGAAGCTTGAAGAGTACGTCCATGCTTGTTGGGCCGGCAAGGTAGGCACCGTGCTGTTCGATGAGAAGCTCACGGCCGAGGAGTTGATGGTGGTGTACTCCTACCGCAGCATGATGTCGGAACAAGCTAGTTAGCCTATAATATATGTAGGGTGCGTTTAGCGGCAGGGAACGGCGGAACATGAAAACCGCGCAAATTACCAGTTAGCCCGCGAGTGCCCTAAAGATTACGGTGAATGGCGCGCTAGCTTTGGGAGCTAGATGCCGGAGGTTCAAATCCTTCTTCACCGACCATATTGCTCAGAAGCTATGGGCAATCGAGCCATCTAGGCTGGACCACCACGTTACCCAGATAGATGTACTCACGTTCTTTGACCAAACTGTTGAGAGACACTCTTTGAGTGTGCATGTCCTGGACTCGGGGTTATCGAGCACCCTTCCTCCGCGCTCTCCGGATAGGGCAGCCGCAGTGAGTGCGGCAAAGTTCTCGTGAGTAACGACGACCGTTCAGCTTACTTTAGAGTGAGCATGCCATTGGCACCCATAACGGAAACAGTTACATCGGCGGCACTCTACGGAGGCCGCACGACATTGAGCGTGGTTAGCAGCGACCAGGGTGTCACTCGATAAGTAGTACGAGTTGACCAGTAAGAACACCTAATAGCTGCCTGCTCTGAAGAAGAGTGCAAGTAGACGGACGTCCAGAGGGGCTGCTGACCGCACAACGTGGTTCGCGGCCCTTCCTTGCTTTAAGTCCCAGGAGATATAACCGCATGGCATCTAAGAAGCAGTCTAAGGCCACCGCGCCTGCTGCTAAGGTGCCGGCAAAAACGCACGACGGTCGTCCCACACGAGCAGAGAAGTCCGCAGCCAATAAGACTGTGTTTCGTGCTGTGCAAGCAGAATCACAACGTAAAGCCAAAGAATCTGTTGCCGAAGTAAAGCTCGCCATTCAGGACCAAGTAGTTTCAGAGCGGAAGGTTGGTCGACCACCGAATCCAGAATTTCCATGGACAGACGAGCTCGGCGAGCAACTCTTTGCGCTGATCGCTACTGGCAGCACGTTACGTGAATTAGCAGCCATCGAAGGAAACCCGAGTCTGTATCAACTCGTGAAGTGGCTTGCAGATAAAGAACACTCCTTCTCGAAAATCCATGCGCGCGCGAAAGAGTTTCTTGTACCACTTTTCGAAGACGACGCAAGGGCAATAACTCAACGTCCTACAAGCTACTCCATCGTCACCCATAAGCAAGTCGTTACTCGGGACGGCGACGTTGAGGATCTAGTAGAGAGTCGCATCGTCGACAACGTCGAGAGAGCCAAGCTCGCATTCGCCGGGTTACAGTGGACATTGGGCCATCTACAGCCCAAGAAGCATGGACGCCAGCCTGACCTCGGCGGCGGTGGAAAGAACGAGCAGCTGGAAGGTTTGTTTGCAGCACTAAAGGCTGGGCCGAGTGAGTGACACCGAGCTGATCATCAAGCCCTTCGGCAAGAAGTCGCATTCCTTCATCATGCGACCGCCGGAGCAGGACAAGCGGTACACCATCCTTATTGGCACAGTGCGAAGTTCTAAGACCTTCACGCTGAACGCCAAGACGATCGTGCAATTGTGCCGTTATAAGATACCGCCCAACGCCAAGCGGCTGATGACGGGCGCGTCAAAGCAAACGATCTACCGCAACGTACTCATCGATCTGTTCAACGTTGTAGGCAAGGACAACTACAGTTACAACTCGTCCACTGGCGAGCTCTGGCTGTTCGGCACGCAGTGGTTCGTTATGGGTGCCAAGGACGAAGCGTCTTATCGCCAAATCCTTGGTATGACAATCGGCATCGCCATTGGCGACGAAGTTGTCGAGTATCCAAAGTCATTCCTCGCGCAGCTGTTCCTTCGTATGTCCCCGGCTGGAGCGCGCTTCTACGCCTCCACCAACACGTCGAATCCCTATTGCTATTTAAAGGCTGAGGTCATCGACTCTCCGGCGTTCAAGGACGACCTGGAGATCATCAACTTCGGACTGGCCGATAACCCCAACATCGATGAGAAGTCAAAGCTGGCCATCATCGCTTCGCAGACCGGCGTCTACTACCAACGCTACATACTTGCGCAGTGGGTAGTTGCTGAAGGCAGCATCTATCGGGACAGCTACGACGAGACGGCTAACCTATTCGACGGCGTGTTGACTAAGGACGGAGTGGTTACGGTGCTTCCACCGGAGCCCATCGCTCTGCGCAACGCGGGTGGGTTTGTCGACCATTGGTTCGCTGTCGATCCTGGCGTGGATCACGTCCAGTCGCACTTAGAGTTCTACGACGACGGCGACGTTATATGGTGTGTGCGCGAGCAGCGTTGGGACAGCCGCAAAGAAATGCGCATGAAGACCGACGGCCAATACGCCGACGATCTAGTCGCAATCGGAGCCGATAAGTTCCAGGTGATTGTACCGCCCGAAGCGGCGTCGTTCAAGCAGGAGCTCATACAACGTGGCTTCTGGGTCACGGACGCCGACAACTCCGTCAAGGAAGGCATCCATACAGTGTCTACGCTGCTGCAGCGCCGGAAGCTGATGATTAGTAAGAATGGTTGCCCGGAGCTCGTGAAGCGAATTCCCAATTACGCATGGGATTCTAACGCTGCTAAACGTGGCATCGAGCAGCCACTGAAGATTGAGGATGACGATCTGGACGCGTTGCGTTACGGTGTGCACGGTAAGATCCCCAACTGGCGAATCTCGTTAGGATGATCGTATCTAGGAAGAAGATAGCTGCCAAATTTGGTAATAGGTGCGCGTACTGTGGCCAACCGCTAAAGCGTAATTGGTGCCGCGAACACGTCAAGCCGATTGTGCGCTTCCGTAACGTGCGCTGGTCGTTTTCCGGACGTCATGGGTGCAAGTACCCTGAGAATCACACGCTGGACAACATCGTTCCTGCCTGCAAAGAGTGCAACGATTCGAAAAGTTCTTTGGACATTGAAACATGGCGAGCATCGCTGAAGTGGCTCCCACTGGGACAGCCAGTGATCTTTTGGTTCGAGAGGTACAAAGATGCCAGCACTTGACGAGTACGTAGTGAAGATGGAATGTGATACGTCTAGACTACTGTCTGATTTGCAGCGGTTCGCTGAGGATGTTTGCGGCGCGATGCCTTTCGTGTCGTCGATCGACGTAAGCGTGAACGGCGTGTCGCAGACCTTCGCGGTTTACGTCGGAGAAGCGGAACTATGAGCAAGGACGAAGTCCGCAGAGAACACGCTAACGCGCTGCGTGAACTCATTGTCTACGGCATGGCAGGTATCAAGCTGACCAAGGAGATGCGTCGCCGCGAAGTACTGGCGCGCGCCGCCTGCGGCGGGGATTGTAACTGTGCATTGTCGATAAGGAAGGTCGTGAAGAAGTGAAGTTTCTAGGGATGTTACTGTTCGAAGTGTGTGTGGATGGCTCAATTCCGACCATGCCGAAGTTACATTGGCCAAGCTGGAAGGAAGCGTACAATGGTTACTGGATCGCGAGGCGCAACTACAAGACGCAACGGTTTTACGACGAAGCGCGACGCGCTGAATTCGCGCCATACAACGATGCCGTGAAGTTCTACGACAAGCTGAGGAATGCGCGGTGACCCTCGAGCAAGAGATCCTCAAAGCGCCGAAGCCCATTTCGTTCAGCATATCCACCGACGACATCCAGGCATTGTACGCATGTAAGACCAACCCAGACCAGTACAATCAACTGCTCCTAGCTCGTCTACGCGATTGCGGTGGCCCGGTCGAGGGCCAGCTTACACTGAAGCTGGCGCACGGACGCCTCGCTAAGATGAAGGACAGTCCGCTGGAAGCGCAGACAGAATTCACATATATCTGGCTGCCGGCCGAATACGTAGCTGCCATCGCAGCAGGAACGGGAAGAGCTTAGTGGCGAGGTGCGTGACAGTGAAGGGCAAAGCAGTCGTGAAGTCAGACGCAGTAGAACGCAAGTTCGTAACCTGTGAAGAAGCTCGTGAGTTATCCAAGCAAGTAGGTCTGCGCATCTTTTGGCGACCGAATAGTCTTGTCGATCCGGAGCGCCGCAACACCAACATGGCCGAAGTACTAGCGTAGAATTGGTTGTCCAGCCAGTGAGCTATTTGTAACACCCGTTGTACGCATGTCGCAGTAACTAGCCAGACCACCCACCAGGCCACTATAATTAAACCAGCAGCAACCGCTGCGTGAAGGGAGCCAAGTCTATGGCTGATGATTTCCGTAGACACCCCGGCTACCCGCCTGATGTAGAGGGTGATCTAGCACGTGAACTACGAGAGACGAACAAACTGTTGCGCGAAGTCTGTTGCGATTTGCGCCAGTTAATCAAGCTCTTGTCCGACAAGGCGAAAGACAACGTCGATGGCGGGTCCATCGCACAAATCAAATAAGGAGTAACACAGACATGGCTCTTCTTCCGATTCAGCCCGGCAACACCCCCGTATTTCAAGTAACCCCTGCGTTCACCGGCGCGGCTTTCACGCTCGACGGCACCAAGGCCGCAGTCACTTCGTCCGACATGACCAACTTCCCGGTCGCGTTGGTTCCCTCCGACCCCACCGGCACCACGTTCTCGGCTGCCATTCCTGCTGGCGCAGTAATTGCTGCTGGTGGTGAGGCCATTCAAGTAACCTGGACTTACACAAATCTTGATGGCACCGTGGCGACTGTCACCGGCACCGTCACCGAGGAAGGCATCGTCGATGATGTCAGCGGAGGGGTTTTTGCCCAAGTGGCTTAAGAAATAAATCTTCAAAGATAGGTCCTGCAGACCGACAAGGCCGCTCATCTCCGGGCGGCCTTCTTTGATTTAACTACCGGAGCCGCTGGAGATAGCGATGAAGAAATCGAAGCAAGAACAGATTGGGTGTATATACCATTCTGTAAATCTAAAGAATGACATGGGATACGTTGGTCAGCATAAGAACGTGCTGACTGTGCTGAAACGATGGAAAGGTCACGTAGGACAAGCACGTAAAGGATGCAAGTCCTACTTCCACAGTGCACTGCGTAAGAACAAGTACGAAGAGGGTTTCAGTTGGGAAGTGATCTGGACTGGCCCAATAAGTCGTCTGAATGAAATGGAAACGTATTACATCGCGAAGCTGCACACGTTCGTTGACGACCCGTTAGGTGGTGGCTACAACCTGACACGCGGCGGTGGACAGCACATAGAATTCGGTGCCGTAGCTAGAAACAACATGCGCAAAGCGCAGTTAAAACGATTCTCTGACCCGGCTGTACGTGCTAGTGTCGCAGCAGCATGTAGGAAGACATTCGCTGACCCAGAAGTTAGGGCTTACGTTAGCTCGCAACTGAAGGCAAAGCACGCAGCCGATCCTGATCTGCGCAAACGGTGTGCGCGCCCTAGGACGGCTAAATTCAAAGCCAATACTAGCAAGATGTTCAAACGCTTGTGGGAAGACCCTGTTTGGCGAGCTAACCACGGCGCTAACGTTGGTAAGAAGAAAACACCTGCGCAGAAACAAGCATGTTCCGAGCGCGCCAAAGCGCAATGGGCCAATAAAGAAAGCCGCGCTAAACTAGAACGTGGGCTGCAGAACATGAATCGTGCACCACAGTCTACGGAAGTACTATCACAACGTGCTAAGTCACAGTGGGCCGACAGAGACTACAGATCACGGCAGTCGAAGAGCAGACTAGCTTCTTGGGCACGCCGCAAAGCTCTAGCAAAATAAGTTTGGAAGAGCCCTCGTATTCATACCTGGATGCGAGGGCATTTTACGTTTGGACGAAGGAGACTGAAATGGGCAAGCCGACGGTACTACGTGATGGGCCGGGAACAATCAACGACCGCAAGGCCCGGCTGCACCGCGCGCTGGACGCCGCTCTGGACGCGAGGGCGGCGCGGGACGAAGCACGCATGCCGTATAAATCTTGTGAGATTCGCACCATGCCCAGCGGACGTGCGTACGTCAAGCTGCCAGACGGCAAAGAACAAACCGGGTTCCCCAGTGAAGCGGCGGCGATCAAGTGGGTCAACCAGTACGAAAAAGGTAGCGCCAAAGACGAGTACAAGTACGCCGAGAAGCCCAAGCAGGCGAAGCCCATCGTCACCTTCCTGGATCGCTACGTGGCCAAGAAGGCCGAAGAAGCGAAGTCCTCCGCCGCTCAGGGGAAGGACGCCGTCAATCCAGTAGGCTCCACGCGCCACGACGTACAGAAGGCACCGGCCAATGTAGCGCCCATGGCGAAGGTGATTCCACGCTCCAAGCGTCCGGCGGAAGATGCCGCGTCCTTCGAGGCGCAGATCAAGGCCGTAAGTGAAGGCGCTCTGGGAAAAGTTAAGACAGCCGCTACTATGAAAGACACGCTGGCTAAGTACGAAGTAATTGCGCGCAAAGCACTGTCTGAAGGCGTTCCTCTCGCTAAGGTTACGGCCGTTCTAAAGGCCGAGAAGTCTCGGCTCACCACGGCGAAAGCCTCCGACTCCGAGAAGGACGCCTGGAAACGCGACACCGACGCTGGATCGGCCAAGCTGGTCAAACGTGAGCTCGAGCAGGGAATGACCCCGGCAAATATCGTGAAGAAATACGGGTTCAGCGCGTCGTTTGTTGACGACTTAGTCAGCAAGAAGTTGAAGAAGACGCATAAAGATTCTGGGTATGCGAAGGACGTCGCACCAGTGTGA